TTGTATATATTATCCCAAAACATTAAATGATTACATAGTTTATTTTCTAATTCATTCACGTTTTCTGGTGTTTTCTCGTTGCACATGTTAATTATAGTATCACATTCTCTAATAAGTTTCTGATTAATAGTCCCTAGTGACCTACCATTTTGTATAGTCTTAAATTGAATGTTTTTTGATAAAGTATTTTTTAAATCTTGTAATTCGCTAATAAATTTTATTCTAATTTCTTGTGGCAAAACGTTCACTTGTAAAAAATCTGGCTCTATTAATGGTATAGATTCAATAATCAAGTTGTTTTGGGATGCAAATTGAATTAATTTAGAATAATTATTAACACTTAATAATTGTGGAACAGTTCTTAACACAATATTAATTTTATTATCTAAACCATTAAAATCTTTAATTGTTTTAACTAAACTTTCTGTGTCACATCCTTGTCTTATATAATCATTATTCTTGTATAATGACTCGATACTAATTTCAATATCAACTCTTTCAAAGTATTTTAATTTTTCAAATAATGCTGTATCTATTTTAGAACCATTTGTAACAAAACTTAAACTAATTTCATGTCTTTTATTTGCAATCAAGTAATCAATTATTTTGTAAAAAGATTTTGATAACGTGGGTTCTCCACCCATAAAGTGTATTCTTTTTACACTTATAGTATCAATTGCTTGCAAAAAATTATCATAGGCAGTTTTGTTTTTAGACCAATCTTTAGTAGTTGGACCACTATATTTTTTATGAATTTTTAGATAACTTGCTATTTTACTGCTTGCTTTTTCATCACACATTTTACAAGCAAAGTTGCATTCGTTGCCTAAATCTATATGCCAATCAATAGGCAAAAGACTTGTTTTTTCTTTATTTTTGCTTTCTTCAAAATGTTTATACCAAGGACTTTGTTTATAACTTTTGTGAAAGTTAAGTTCAGTAAAAATAACTGACTTAAAATTTTCTTTAATTCTACGACTTTCATGTCCTAAACTTTCTTGTTTATAACACTGTCTGCATGCAGAAACATGTTGTTCACTATTAATTTTTTGTCTAAAATCTTCCATAGGCTTACTGTTAAACCATTCTGAAACTGTCATATTTGCTATATTATATTTTTGACTTTCAGAATCATCATAGATTTTTTCTTGTTCACTACAACATGCACCAAAACTGCCATCCCAATATAAGTGAAGATTGGACCAAGGAACATTACAAAAAACTTTTTCATTTGGCATCAAAATACTTATTGACATTTATTTGGCAATCAACTATTTTTAATCATGAGCCGAAAATATATTGCTATTACTCTTGCTTCCGTGTATAAATACATTATGCACTTGGTAACAAGTGTATAAGGCACAATTTAGGCAAACAGAAAGGGAAAAACTATGGCTTCATTGGCAGAAATCCGTGCAAAACTTGCACAACAAGAAACCCGCAGTAGCGGTTCTAACGGCGGCGGTCGTGATAACGCAATCTATCCACATTGGGACATTCCAGAAGGTTCTACATCACGTATCAGGTTCTTACCTGATGGTGATGAAAAAAATGATTTTTTCTGGGTTGAACGTGCTATGATCCGTCTCCCATTTTCGGGAGTTAAGGGTCAAATGGGCAGCAAGCCTGTTGTTGTTCAAGTTCCTTGTATGGAAATGTATAATGAAACATGCCCAATTCTTACAGAGGTTCGCACTTGGTTCAAAGACAAGAGCCTAGAAGAAATGGGTCGTAAGTATTGGAAGAAGCGTTCTTATATCTTCCAAGGATTTGTTCGTGAAAATCCACTTGCAGAAGACAACGAACCCGAAAATCCAATTCGTAGGTTCGTAATTAGCCCAAGCATTTATCCTTTGATCATCGCTGCTTTGAAAGACCCTGATATCGAAGAAATTCCAACAGATTATGATCGTGGGTTGGATTTCAGTATCACTAAAACTAGCAAGGGTCAGTATGCAGACTATGCTACCAGCAAGTGGGCGCGTAAGGAATCCGCACTCATTCAATCAGAACGTGCAGCAATTGATGCATTTGGTCTGTTTGATTTGAAGAGTTTCCTTCCTAAAAAACCTGGCGATGCTGAACTTAAAGTTATTAAAGAAATGTTTGAGTCTAGCGTTGATGGTGCAACATATGATGAAGCACGTTGGGGTCAATACTACAAGCCAACTGGTCTACGTGGTGATGCAGTCGATGCAGAAGACGTATCAGTTGCTCGTAGTGTTCCTTCTGCTCGTCCACAAGTTGCAAGTGTTAAAGAAGAAACTGCTCCTTGGGATGAAGATCAGCAAGTAGCAACTGCTCCAATTAGCACAGCGCCAAAATCTGATAGTAATGCTCGCGCTGCTGAAATTCTTAGCATGATTCGCAATCGTAAATCAGCAGAGTAATGATATCTAAGTGAGCGGGTAAAACCGCTCACTTTTTCATTGGAGTAATTATGAAAATCGTGTGGCTCAAAACAGGTGATTTTATAGAATTAGAAGTTCTTAACCATGATTTAATGAACTTTTTAGTTAGCACTTGGGAAACAAATAATCTTAATAATTTTTATAATTTAACCAAAGTTGAAAGTAAAAACTTACTTTCAGAATTACACGATAATTTAGCAAAAACAAATGATTTATTAATCAATTTCTTTAACATTACAGACTTAAATCTATCGGCTTCGCTAGATCAAAATGATCTTAACCTAATACATGAAAAATGGGTAATGTTATTTGCAAAATATCCAAATATAGGAAAGTTACTTGAAAAAAAACAAAGTAATGCAGAGTTTCATATAAAAGATATCAATACAAAAATTCATCAATTAGAGGAATCCTTTAGTATTACTGTTGATAATAAAGTATATGCACCTATTACAAATAAATTTGGTGATAGTATTATTAGTTTTAATACATCAAATATTTTTGTAAATTATACAAATTTAGGTAGATATACATATAATAAGTGGCATAACTACGATAGAAGTTTTAAAAATATTGATCATAATGATTTTGTTGAAATTCATGGCAATTTGAATATAAACCTTTTTAGACCACAAACTTTAAATCCAAGCAAAGAATATACAGATTGGTGTACTGCAAATAAACTTTATCCTACTGGCATTAGAATCAATTTAGCAAATTTTGTGAATTTAGAAGATAATTTAACAAATTACCGTGAGTTGTTTATAAGAAATTTCTCAGATATCAATAATCAACTAAAGTTTATTGATTAATGAAAAAACATAGTGTATAATAATTAAAGTTAGGGAAAAAATTATGGCTAAACCATTTGACATATCAAAATTTCGTAAGGATTTGACTAAGGCAATACCAGGTATGAGTATTGGGTATAATGACCCAACTGATTGGATTTCAACAGGAAACTATACTTTAAATTATCGTATTAGCGGTGATTTCAAAAAAGGTATTCCACTTGGTAAAGTAACGGTTTTTGCTGGTGAAAGCGGTGCTGGTAAAAGTTATATTTGTAGCGGCAATATTGTGCGCAACGCTCAACAGCAAGGCATTTATGTATTCTTAATTGATAGTGAAAATGCACTTGATGAAGATTGGCTTAAAGCACTCGGCGTTGATACTGGCGAAGATAAACTTATGAAAGTTAATATGGCGATGATTGATGATGTTGCCAAGTTTATCAATAATTCGATGGAAATGATCAAGGCTATGCCAGAAAACGAACGCCCAAAGGTTTTGTTTGTAGTTGATAGTCTTGGTATGTTACTTACACCGACTGATGTTAATCAATTTGAAAGCGGCGACTTAAAAGGTGATATGGGTCGTAAACCAAAAGCACTTACCGCACTTGTTCGTAACTGTGTGAATATGTTTGGCAGTTATAATGTTGGCATGGTCGCAACTAATCATACCTATGCTTCACAAGACATGTTTGACCCCGACGATAAGATTAGTGGTGGTCAAGGATTTATCTATGCATCTTCTATTGTAGTAGCGATGCGTAAGTTAAAATTAAAGGAAGATGAAGATGGCAACAAGACCTCGGAAGTAAATGGTATTCGTGCTGCGTGTAAAGTTATGAAGACACGCTATTCTAAACCATTTGAAGGCGTTCAAGTTAAAATTCCATATGAAACTGGTATGGACCCATATAGCGGACTTATTGATATGTTTGAAGATGAAGGTATTCTTGTTAAAGAAGGCAATCGTCTCACATATACAAGTCCTGTAACAGGAGAAATTATCAAGGAGTTTAGAAAGAATTTTACAAACGAACAACTTGATATAATTATGGAAGAGTATAAAAAACATACTCTTGTATCTAAAAAGGAAGAAGTAGAAGATGAGTGATACAAGCGAATTACTTGTGCAATTTTGGCAAACTGTTAAAGAATATATTCCAGCAAAAGATCGTCAAATTGCAGCCGACCATGCAATTAATGAATTGGTTGATCTTGGTATAACTGACAACGATTTACAAGAACTAGCCGTGGATAGTGCCATGAGAGCAGCTATAGCAGAACATCTTGATGTAGAAGATAGTGACGAAGACAGCGATGAAGAATGAGTAGTTGGTATACAAAAGTAAGTCAAGATATCAGTTCTATACCAGATTTCATAGACCATTATGAAAATGAGCTAGAAGTAGCCAAACATGATATCTATGTTAAAGGTATTGTAGAAAAAAACTTAAGTCAGTTGCCTGGTATTACTGCTTACAGATTTAATCAACTACAAGAAATTGAAGCTGTTTTGAATTTTCTAAACATTCAACTTCGCAAAATACGCCGCAAACATTTTCAAAAGTATCTTGAGCATTATGCTCGTGCGCTTACGAGCCGTGATGCTGAAAAATATGTTGATGGCGAAGGTGAAGTAATTGATTATGAAACTATTATCAACGAAGTTGCTTTATTGCGTAATCGTTGGTTGGGTGTAATGAAAGGTCTAGAAAGTAAAAACTTTATGTTAGGACACTTAGTTCGGTTAAAAACAGCAGGCATGGAAGATTTTACCGTATCTTAAATTTATATCCGCATATAATCAATAATATATACATTTACAAAGGAATTATCGATGAATAAAGCACTTATCACAGGTATTGCAGGTCAGGACGGAAGTTATCTTGCAGAACTGTTATTGGAAAAAGGTTATGAAGTTCATGGTCTTATTCGACGCCAAGCAAATTTTGACCATCCAAATATTGCAAATATTAAAGACAAAATTAGTTTTCATCATGGTGACTTAGGTGACGCAAATAGTATTCGTAATTTAATTGAAAAAATTAAACCTACTGAAATTTACAATCTTGCAGCACAAAGCCATGTAAAAGTAAGTTTTGAAATGCCTGAACTTACTGGTGATATTAATGCACTAGGACCACTGCGTATTCTTGACAGCATTCGTTCATTAAAAATGACAAGTGATACTAAATTTTATCAAGCATCTACTAGTGAAATGTTTGGCATCCAAAAGTTTAATCCACAAAAAGAAGATACGCCATTTTATCCTGGTTCTCCTTACAGTGCTGCTAAACTCTATGCTTATTGGATTACTGTAAACTATCGTGAAAGTTACAAGATTTTTGGTTGTAATGGTCTGCTATTCAACCATGAGTCGCCTCGTCGTGGTGAATTGTTTGTAACACGTAAGATTACTAAAGCATTTGCTAACATGGTATTAGGTAAGCAAAAAGTGTTGGAACTTGGTAATATGGATAGTCTACGTGATTGGGGTCATGCAAAAGATTATGTTCGTGCGATGTGGATGATGTTGCAGCATGATACACCAGATGATTATGTTGTTGCAACTGGCATACAAGCAAGTATTCGTGATTTCTGTAACTTAACTGCTGACCATTTTGGTATTAAATTGTTATGGGAAGGCAGCGGTATTGATGAGGTTGCTCGTAATAGCGTTACTGGCGATGTAATGATTCGTGTAAATCCAGAATTTTATCGTCCAGTAGATGTTGTTAACATTCAAGGCGATGCTACCAAGGTTCGTGAAGTTCTTGGATGGAAGCCAGAATATAGTTTGCAAGACCTTGTTCACGATATGTGTGAAGTAGATTACAAACTTGCAAAGGCTTATCTATGACAAAAACAGTTCACGCTCCTATTAGCGTAGGTGAATTAGTTGATAAAATAACAATTCTACAAATCAAACAAGATGAGTTTGAAGATGAGGTTAAGTTATCTCATGTTCGTAACGAATTAGGTGAGTTAAACAAACTTGCCACAGAATTAAATGTTAATGTTGTGCAAGAAATGGCAGAATTGCGTAAGGTAAATGAAGTAATTTGGCATAATGAAGATGCCGCAAGAAAGTTTCCTAGCGATAATTACACAGCACTACATGCGCTAGATATTGCAAAAATTGCTATGCAAACATATGCAGCAAATACTCGTCGTGCGCAAATTAAAAAAGCAATAAATGAAAAGTGTGGCAGCACAATAGTTGAAGAAAAAAGTTATACATAGGAAAATTTTATGAAAAAGATATTAGAATTAGGCGATCATTATGTAAGTGATTTTATGAAACCAGGCGCAGAAATGCGTGAAACAAAACCATGGTCACTTGACCTTTATCTTGATGAAACTATTGGTGCAGTTCGTCTCGACGGTGTTGCGCCGCTTGATAAGATGTATGGACAGTATTGGTATCGTAGTGGTATTAATACAAGCATGACAAAGCAATTAGGTGAAATTGTATCTGAAATTACTAGCCGTGTAAAAATTAATGACGATGATGTTTGGTTAGATATTGCTTGTAATGACGGAACATTGCTTCGTCAAGTTCCTAATAACATGATTAAGTTAGGTATTGATCCAGCCGATGATTCATACTTGGAAGAAAGCAGCAAAGTTGCAGAAGTTGTGCAAGATTTTTTTAGTAAAGATGCTTATGATAGTCTTGGATATAGCGATAAAAAAGCAAAGGTTATTACTTGTATCGCTATGTTTTATGACTTGAATGATCCACGACCATTTATTCGTGATGCTCACGAAATACTTGCAGATGATGGTGTATTTGTGCTACAAATGAGTTATACGCCACTTATGCTAAAGCAGTTGGCTTTTGACAATATTTGTCATGAACATGTATATTACTATGATCTACGTAGTATTAAGAAGTTATTTGAAAGTGAAGGTTTTGTGTTGCGTGATTGTTCACTTAATGATACTAATGGTGGTTCATTCCGTGTTACATTCCAAAAGGCTGATAGCGATGAAAAGACTTTTGCTACGCAGCAAGTTCGTGACGTATGTGAATTCCGCATTAACTCAACTCTTTCTTATGAAGCACAGGAATGGGATATTACCAGCGAAAAACTTTGGAAAGAATTTGGTGATAATATATGGGAATTAAAGATTCAAGTTCTTGCATTTTTACATAAAGCCAAAGAAGAAGGCAAAAAGGTTTATGGATATGGTGCCTCCACTAAAGGTAATACACTACTACAATTATTTGAAATTACACCAGATTTGGTAACTGCAATTGCCGAACGTTCACCATATAAGTTTGGTTTATTAACTGTTGGTTCAAATATTCCTATTGTGAGTGAAGAAGAAATGCGAGCAGCAAATCCAGATTATCTACTTGTTCTGCCATGGCACTTTATTGATGAGTTTGTGAAGCGTGAAAGCGATTTTATCGCAAAAGGTGGTAAGTTAGTTGTTCCTTGCCCAACATTTCAAGTTATTGGATAAAAAATGAAGAACGTAATATTTTTCAACCACTGGCATTATGGCGACCTATTCTCTACACGAGGATGGGTCGCTGATATTAAACGTCAACTCCCAGATTCTGTTTTTTATTATGCACATAAAAAAGATAATCGTGCTACGATGGATTTAGCAGAAAAGTTAGATGATGAAAACAACGATGCAGTACTAAATGGTATTAGCCAGTGGAATCGTTTTGGTAGCGATAGCGATACTATACTAATTAACACTTGGGTTGGAAGTTATATGGGATTATGGGCAAATACTCATCCATCTTATATTAGCCATCATCGTATTATCGGTGAATGCTACAATAACATTCGTCAGCAATTCGGTGTTGAATTACAATTAAGTGATGATGTGTGGGATTATGTGCCACAAATTGATTATAGTTACTATCATACCCCACTTAAGGAAATTCAAAAAGAATTAGTAGGAAATGTGTATTTGTTCTGCAACAGCGCAGTAGCAAGTAAGCAAAGCAGCATGGATAATATGCAAAAAATTATCGAGTATGTTGCTGACAATCATAAAAACGATACAATTGTTGCTACAGAAAAGTTTGAAACTAAAAGTAAAAATATTATCTTTACTGATGATATGTTTGTAACTGCTTGTGATCTTTGTGAAATTTCACTACTTTCAACCAAAGTAAAACTTATTGTTGGTAAGAACAGCGGACCATTCACTTATGCCAATACTAAAGAAAACTTACTTGATAAAAGTAAAGTATTTGTAAACTTTAGTCATAAACCAGAAGATACGCTGCCATATGGTTTAGATATTGGCGCAGATTTCCGTTTTAGTAGCACCACTTTTGCAAGTCCTGCTGTTCGCACTATTGAACGTGCAATAGATGATATTAAAAACAATAAACAAACAAGTGGATACCACTTAGAAAAGTAATATGAAATATAGATTTTTATTTGTTAATACACGTGAAGCCAATTGTTCCATTTATGAAAAAGGCGTTACCTTTTTTGATATAAATGAAGATAGTGAAAACTGGCATATGGATTATGTTGAAGTAGATTATCTTGATCGTGATCAACTTTATAATGGTCGCATAGTTCTTAAAAATGGTATGGCTCCGCCAAAGTATGATACTATAATTTGGAATTATCATCCTTATACTATGAAAGAATTAGAACAAATTGATTGCACACACTTTCATAAGTTGAATACTATAAATTATTGTATGGTGGTTGAGGAAGTAAGCAACGAAGAACACCCTGTAATTGCTAACGTGCCTGATGTGTTTAATGGTTATATAATTTTAGACCCAACTAAACGTTTTGCAGACCCACGTTACCATTACTATCCTCGTGTGTTAACTAAAATTATTGAAGGTAAAAAGATAATTCCAGAAGTTCCTATTATAGGTTGTTTTGGATATGTCACAGTAGATAAAGGATTTGATTTAATTGTTGCAGCAGCAAGTGCAGAATTTGAAAAATCAATTGTACGTTTTAATCTTCCACAAGCAGCATATGCTGACCAAAATAAAAACTTATTAAATCAAGTTTTGCAACAGTGTCATGCAGCAGCACGTGATAATGTAGAACTTCAAATTACACATAACTTTTATAATACAGATGAATTGATTGATTGGTGCAGTCAAAATACTATAAATGTGTTTCTTTATCAACGGCACATACAAGGTATTGCTGCTGCGCCTGACCAAGCAGTAGCAAGCGGTCGTCCTATTGCAGTATCGCAAAACCCAACTTTTAGACATATTTTACAATATCAAAAACCATATCCTGAAATGAGTTTGCGTGAAACAATTGAAAATGGCGTAGATTATGTAAAACAAATTCAGTATGATTGGAGTCGTGAACGCTGTATTCAACGACTTACAGAAATTATATTTGACAGCGAATAATGGAGAAACAAGTTGAATTACGATAAACCTATTTTTAATGCGCCAATTATTAACAAAGATAGATCACAAGCATTTCAAGATGAGTTTGCACTTAGAGCAAACGGTGGTAACAAAACTTATATTGAAGTAGGTGGCGCACATCCAGACCAAAATAGCAATACATATCAATTAGAAGTTGTACATGGTTGGCGTGGATTTAGTATTGAATTTAACCTACCTACTTATAAGCATTTGTGGGACAATTGCACCGAAAGAAAAAATAAAATCTATTGGCAAGATGCGCTACTTACAGATTATGCATCTGCTATTGGTGAAAATGGGTTGCCAAACACTATTGGATACTTAAGCATGGATATTGATCCAGCACCACAAACATTTGCTGCGCTACAACGCATTATTGAAAGTGGAATCAAATTTAATTGCATTACTTTTGAACACGATTTGTATTGTTCAAATACAGATTTTAACATTCTTGGAACTGAATATCTTACAAGTCGTGGTTACAAAGTTGCAGTAACTGATGTTTATGATAGACAACCTGAAATTCATATTGAAACATGGTTTGTTGCTGATCATATTGACTTTCCACGTATGACCTTTGATGAGTTCAAAGCATCAATATCTTAACATCGCCAATTCTATACCAAGTAGAGGCAAATTATAACTGGCAAGTTTAGCATTATCGCCAGTATAATTTTTTTGACCATTATTGGTGATGCTAACTTTGTTATAATCTAAACCTTTAATGTCACAAAATAATTTTGCTAATTCACTTAGTTTATATTTTTGTTCATATACGCAGTTAATGGCTTTATGTTTTATTTTGTTATCTAATACCAAATCTATTACTTGTGGCAAGTCTTCTAAATTAAAATAATCGTATTCACGGTCTTCGCTAATTGTAAATTGCGATTCAGTTAGCAAACGATTGAAAAAACGATTGCCTTCGCTATAATGTGCTATTCCAAACAATCTTAGATTATAAAAACTTTCATAATTAGCCATGCTACGAGATATAGTGTTCTTAGCGCGAGCATAAAAAGCAGCAGGTTCAACATAAAAGATATCATCTTCATCAGCATATTTGATATCTCGTTGTGTGTCATATTCCATTCCAGTTCCAAAATTAATAAACTTTTGGAATCTATCACGATTACTTACCAAATTCTCATACATTAAAATATTGCGTTCATATAATTGCGCATCCTCGCTATGAACTTGTTCACGCCCATATAAAGCAGCATGAATTACTACATCACATCTATTGTCATTAAAAAATTTCTTTACACTTTGTGCATCTTCTAGATCACAGACACCACGATGTAGAGGTATAATATTGTGTCCAAATTCTGTATAATATTTTACTAGATAACTACCAATAAAACCATTTGAACCAGTAATAACAATTTTCATTATCAATCCTTATTAATTATATATACTATAACACGGATAAAATCAATAAAATGTCACCAGAAGAAAGCCACAATCATAGTTTAATTACACTCACTCATCTTACAAATTTAGAAGATTATATGAGTAGTATAGAAAATATTTGTGATATGGGTGCTGGATTAGGTTTTGATGCTTGTTGGTTTGCAACTCTTAGTGATCCATATGGTCGTCGCTATAATTATAATGTCACGGCAGTAGATAATTCACCAGGTCTAATACGCACAGAAGGACGTATGACTTGGAATTTTGATGATGCACATAGTGTTAAAATACCACAACAGGATTTGATATGGTGTCATAATACGCTACATTACTTACGTAGTCCGCTAGATGCACTTTTTAACTGGCATAGTTTGCTGCGTGAAGATGGATTATTGATAGTAGAAATTCCAATAAAAAAATCTATCATTTCTAAATCAGAACGCCAAACTATCAACTACACTTACAATTCTGGAATATATCACAATTATTCTATGGGTAGTTTGATTGTTCAACTGGCTAGTGCTGGTTTTGATTGTCGTGGCGGACATTTTCAATATGATAAAGAAAATGGTTGGTTGCGTGCTGCTGTATATAAAACTTTAGATGAACCAAAACTTTATAAAAGTTGGTATGAATTGCTAGAAACAAACCGTTTGCCTTTTTGTTTAGATTCTGTGTTAAATGCTAATGATTATTTTAATGAAACTGATTTAGTTCTTGAATGGATAGATCGTTCGCAAAGTTTCTTGAGTCTATAACAAAATAGTTTTTATTGACAAATATAATGTATGGATATATATTAATAAGAGTTGGGGAATTAGGCTAGTGGAAAACCGCCGCCTTTGCAAGGCGGATTCATCAGTTCGATTCTGATATTCTCCACCAAATCAACAAGGGTTATTATGACAAATATCAAGATTTTCTGGCATGTAAATGAGTTAGGTGGTTGGAACAGCGTAATGGACCAACAGTGGGATTTGATAAACAGCAGCGGTTTACGAGATGCTGCCAGTGAGATTAATATTTGTATGAATGGTCAACCATGGACTTTTACTACATGGCTACAATCTAAAAATACTAATGATCCAGAAGGAAAGTTGAGATTAGTAGGTATTAATAAAGATGCCGCATATCACGAATGGCCAACGCTTATGTATATGTTACAGCAAGCACGTGAAGCAAGTGAGCCATATTATATTTGTTATATTCATCTAAAAGGTTTGCTGCGTTATGGTGATCCTAATGTAGGCGATTGGCGTGATTTTATGAATTGGGCAACGATTGAAAAATGGCGTGATAATGTTGAAGCACTTGATGAAGGTGCCGATGCAGTTGGCACAAATTATAATACAACACCTTGGCCACATTTTGCTGGCAATTTCTGGTGGGCACGTAGTGAATATGTTGCAAAACTACAACCTATTGCGCATCCAGAGGATAGATTAAATCATAACTTTACACAATTTACACGCCACCCAACTAATCCTCACTGGCGTTTTGATCATGAGGCTTGGTTGCAAAGCGGTAATCCAAGTTATGTAGAATTGGCTCGTAGTTTAGAACCAGGCGAACGTCATTATCGTGAACGTTATCCTAGAGAGAATTATATTAATCTTTAGTATAAAATAATTCTATAGTTCTTACAAATTGATTTTGATGTCTAAATTTTGCATTAGCATCTTTATACTCAGCACTTGCTGATTCAATTATATCGTGTAATTCTGAAGTATGCGTTGTATATGCTTGCGCATTTGGAAAATGAAGTTCTGTAATGCTAGTCAATTTATCATCACTAGAGTAATTAGATTTATATGATATAATTCCTCTTTCAATTTGCGCATCTCTATTAGTTTTAATCAATTGAATTTGATTAAGATGTTCATCTGTAGTTGCAAAATCATTATTTTCAATATCTGGAACAGGAGAATAACGTGAAATAACCTTTTTTAATGGCATTATACTGATCCTAAGTATTCAATAATTTTTTTAACGTATATATTATTATCCATACGCCACGCATGTTCTGCTATCTGAAATTCTTGTGTCTTGACTTCATATTTAAGAGTTTCATAGGACAAATAGCAATAAGAATTGGCAAATGTAGTTGTTCTAGTATGGGTAAGACCATTTGCACTTAAATCTTGTGTTTTGCTTACTATCCACCCATTTGCCACCATACCAGTTATAGCATCTTTTATAGTGAGTAACTGTGATCGCCATTCTGTGTTATCACCAATAAAACCACTCATATCAAGATTTATATCTTCTTTGGTTTTTATTTCTGTAATTCTTATTGGTCCATCGTCGGCCATCTATATCTCCAATCAAATATTTATTTTTCCGAAAAGAAAAGTTCTGTGGTTTTAATAACTTTATTTTTAATATAGAATTTTACCATTTCTTCAAAAAATTCTTTACTCTTTACATCACTTACTAACATCCATTTGTTGTAATTTTCTGAATCTGAAAAAGTAAAAATGCTTCTTACTGTTCTAGTATCGTTGCTTCGTGATTCTGAAAAAGATGAAATGGTGCCATCTTTGATACAATTTCTTTTGTGACGCACTTTGCTTTTTCCCTCTGAAATTGTTTCATCGGTTTTTTGAAAATCATTAAATTGTAGGTTTGGTCTTGGACTATATCTAGTAATGATTTTTCTTATTGGCATCAAAGTTTCCACTAAAATCAAATATTTTTTTTATTGTTATGTTATTTTTTTGAAAATAATCCCATCTGGCTTGATGATATTCAGGAACATTTTGGTAATCTTTCATATGTTCCCATGCTATATATGCAGCAGCATTTGCATAAATTATTGTTCGTGTTTGCGATAATCCATCTTTACTCCACTCTTTTGTATAAGATAGGATTGAACCTTCATCTAGCATTTTTTCTGTTTCATCTTCGTAATAATTTAGTATAGACTGATATTTTTCGTTGTCTGAAACATGTCCATCTTCATCAAAGTAAGGTATTTCTGCTGTTTTTATATTGATATATTTGATTGGACCATCGTCAGCCATGGTGATATTTATAGTTGACATTATCACGATTTGTGTTATTATAAAAATATAGCCGATGGAGAAAGTCATGGAAAAATGTCAATTTTTTGACGGTGAAACTGCCCAAGATGTTGCTGAAATCCACGAGTTTTTGGCAGAAGAATGGACCCGTATCCACCAAAATGACCCACAGCCGCAGCCTAGCGATGAAAATTATGATGATTTATCAGCGGCTTATGAGCGGTATGATGATGCTATGTTTGTCGCAAATAATGCTTGACAACCCCTAATTCTATGATATTATCTTAATATAACCTGTTGATGGAGAAAACAGATGACTTACGCAGGCTCTACGGTTCGTATCAAGTCTGGCACTTTTAATGGTATGCCAGTTGAAAATATGGTATTTCCGCTACTAACGCCATTCACTAAGGTTGGTCGTGGTGGTTATGTCAGCGTTGATGGTAGCGTTGCTTTCAATCGCAAACGTTGCCGTATTGTTCTTGACGGCGCACATCAAATTGAATATACTAATGAGGAAGCCCCTACTATGACACACGCCGTAGCAACACCAAAAGTAAAAGAAACTGATGAGCAAATCATCGCACGTATAGCAGAGCGGTTTGAAATCCTTGAAGACATGACTACGGCTGTCAAAGAAGGTGACGTTCGTGCTATGATCGTTGTTGGACCGCCTGGCGTTGGTAAGTCTTACGGTGTTCACAAACGCCTTAACGAAGTTTCGGTGTTGGATGAAGTTGCTGGTCGCAAGAAGTATCAAGTTGTTAAGGGTGCTATGACAGCACTTGGTCTTTATGCCAAGTTGTATGAATACAGCGACAGCGGTTGCGTTCTGGTATTTGACGATTGCGATAGCGTGTTGATGGATGAACTCTCACTCAATATTCTCAAGGCAGCACTTGACAGCGGTAAAAAACGCACCATCCACTGGAATGCTGACAGCAACTTGCTTAACAAGCAAGGTATTCCAAATCATTTTGACTTCAAGGGCGGCGTTATCTTCATTACCAACTTGAAGTTTGATCATATTCGCTCCAAGAAGTTGCAAGACCATCTTGAAGCCATGCAGTCACGTTGTCATTATATTGATTTGACGCTTGACACTGAACACGATAAATATCTTCGTATTCAGCAAATCGCACAAAGCGGAGAATTGTTCCGTGAGTATGATTTTGACGATGCCGCACAAGAAGAAATTCTTGCGTTCATGAAGGTAAATGCTAAAAAGTTCCGTGAAATGTCACTTCGCACGGCTCTTAAGTTAGCAGACCTTAAGAAGAGTGTTGGCAATCGTTGGCAGCGTGTTGCTGAAGTAACGGTTATGAGGAATGGTGCGTGAAAGCATATGAACTAAAAGGTGTTGTTACAAGACCAAAAACACCTACTCTACAGTTCACATTAGTAGTTAATGCTAACGACCAGGCGAGTGCAAAGCGCCTGGTCGATTTGCAGTATGGTTTTGGTGGTGGCAAAGTTACCTTCCAAAATATTAAAGAGGTTAAGTCTACTCTTAAATAATTCGTGAAAAAACAAATTATTAAACGTATCTTTGTAACTGGACCTGCTGGTAGTTTTTGGAGTAGTGTCGATCAAAGATTGCGGCGAGCATTAATGCATGCTGATAACACCGACATTACACCACAGCGCATGTGGATCAAACCAAACGGTGAAAAAACACATTATGGCGCATACTTTAACAAAGGTAATGAGTTTGGTGATTGGATAACCAAGTTTCACAAATATAATCGTGAGGAGATTATAGAAACACTCGATAGTGTTTTTATCCCACAACCAGAAGAACCTTTTCTTATACGTTTGCACAAGTGTCATGATTTTTGTTTGCATTTAGATCAGATTGTAGAACAATTTCCTGATGCTGCTATTGTTACTGTGAATAATGACCCACATCGATGCTTGCACAATTGGCATAAGAGCGGTGCTTTTACTACACCTTATGACAAATATCCAGATGAAGTTTTTAATTTAGATTATGAACACATTTGGGAAGAAATAAATTTGCATCACTGGACAATTAAACTGTGGAACCGTAAAATGAAACTAGAAACTTCACGGTTCACTAAAAAATTCATTCAGTCAAACTTCAAAGTTCCGCTAAATTCTAAGTTTGCAAATAGCAAAGAAAGAATATATGATGGAGTTGAGACATTACATATGTCACGTGATGGTAGTCATGGTTTAATACCTACCGTAGAAGTTTCTTGTTATCCATGGAAAACAGGATATTTGACAAATGATGAAATAAAAAGTAAAATACCTAAGTTCTTTGGAGATGATGATGAATAAGCAAGTGATAAAACGAATATTTCTTACTGGTCCGCCTGGCAGTATGTGGAGTGGTTGTGACCGTAGATTGCGTGAGGCATTCCTTGATATAGATAATAGCGATTGGAATGAAAAACGTCAGTGGAAACGTGATACTGGACAGATACCGCATCGTGGTGCTTATTTTAACGTTGGTAATGAGTTTGGTGATTGGATACTAAACTTTGGAAAATATACTCGTGAAGAAATCTTATCAGTAGTTGATAGTGTATTCTTACCACAACCAGATAAAGAAATACTAATTCGTATTCACAAAAGTCATGAGTTTGCGCATCATCTAGATCAAATTATGGAACAGTTTCCAGAAGCAGCAATTATAACAATTAATAATGATCCACATCGTTGCTTGGCTAATTGGGGATTATGTGATGGTTTTAACCATGTATATGACCCATATCCTGAACATATTTTTCATAATGATTATGAAATGTTATGGGAAGAAATTTGCTATCAACATTATGCAATTAAACACTGGAATCGTAAGCATAATTTACCTGTATCACAACTTACAAAAGAATGGATTAGAACTAATTTTACTGATAGATTAACTCCTACCTATGCTGATCCTACTGAAAATTACTGGGATGGTGTTAAAACTTTGTATTATCCACAAGACTATGGCAGAGGATTGGTTAGTGGACTTCAATTATCTTGTATTCCTTGGCGTGAGCCAATAAATAGTAGTAACTTGGAGAATACAAATGAATGATTTAGATTGGTTTCAAGAAGCAAAATCACTAAGTGCTTATCACTTTGATAATGATAGAATTGATCCACGTTTTGATGCGGCTATTGGTTTAGGACGTTTTAGTGGTGATTGGAGTGATGAAGTTGAAGAAATCGTTTCAAGAGCACTGCCTGTAAGCATGGCTGTTCGTGGTAACGTAAAACAAACAAAATATCACGAAGAAAGTTATAATGGTCCAGATGCAGATCATGGTCAACTTAAAAATGGCAAGTATGAGTTTGAAAAGCAATTCTTTGATAAGACAGATGTTGATTACGACAAATACCAGATTATAACAAAGACTGCTGAATGGGGACCAAAAGTTCAAAAGATGATTGATTGTTTTGCCTTTGCAAATCCACAGTGGCATACTGTTCATGTTCAAAGAACTGGTCAAGTGTTTCCTTACCATATCGATGTATTCCATCGTCGCAATACTATTGCAGACGTTGATCCAAGTAAGGTATTGCGTGTAATGGTCATGCTTAATGACTGGCAACCAGGTATGTGGTTTGGTTATGGTAACTACACTTATACACACTGGAAAGCAGGCGACTTCCATACATTCAGTCACAAAGATACACCGCATTATACAGCAAATGCCAGTTTCACTCCACGTGTAAGTGCATTACTTACAGGCGTTGTTACTTCTGAAACAGAAGCATTTTTATATAAAGCAAGAACTACTGATAGCATCGCTATAGATTAATATTGCATTTAACATAAACATACATTATATTATATGAATGTTATGCAAAATTGTAATTAGGGATGAAGTTAATTGCAAAATAGAGGGACTTGATGTTGATACTCGTCGCAGATTAGTGACGAAATTCAAATATGAAGTCCCTTATGCACGTCATTTACCCAGTGTTAAGTTAGGCCGTTGGGATGGTAAGGTTGCTTACTTTCAACTTGGCGGTTCTACGTTTATTAATTTACTACCAGAAATTATAGAGTGGTTGCAAGACCGTAATTGGGATTTTGAAGTTGTAGATCATCGTGTATCACGACAACAACTTGAGTTTGTTGCAATTAATGAAAATACATTTAGTAATAAAACTTGGCCAAAAGGTCATCCACAAGAAGGCAAACCAATAGTTCTTCGTGATTATCAAGTTGAAATTGTAAACGAGTTTTTAAGCAATCCACAAGGTATACAAGAAGTAGCAACTGGTGCTGGCAAAACAATTATGACAGCAGCACTATCGCACAGCGTTGAAAAGTATGGTCGCACTATTATCATCGTGCCCAATAAAAGTCTTGTGACACAAACAGAAGCAGATTATATAAATCTTGGATTAGATGTTGGTGTTTATTTCGGTGACCGTAAAGAATTAGGTCGCACACATACTATCTGCACATGGCAAAGCCTAAACAATCTGCTAAAGAAAAATAAAGATGGCGATGAATGGACAGCCATGCTAAATGTTGTTGCTATTATCGTTGATGAAGTGCATCAAGCAAAAGCAGAAGTTCTTAAAACACTACTCACAGATCACTTTGCTAATGTTCCTATTCGTTGGGGCTTAACAGGAACAGTTCCAAAAGAACAGTTTGAACGTGCTGCGCTGCTTGTATCATTTGGTCAGGTGCTTAATCAATTAAGTGCGGCTGAACTACAAGAACGTGGTGTATTAAGTCAGTGCCATGTGAATATAGTTCAAACTGTTGAATACAGTCAGTTCAAAAATTATCAAGCCGAACTAAAATATCTCACTACCAATAGTGAGCGTTTGGATTATCTTGCAAACATGATTGGTGAAATTATTAAAACTGGCAATACACTTGTGCTAGTTGATCGCCGTGAATGTGGTGATGAACTTGTTTCACGATTACCTAACAGCGTTTTTGTTCACGGAGATATGAAAGTAGATGAACGCAAAGAACACTATGATGAAGTTGCAGATGTTAGCGATAAAATTATTATCGCAACTTATGGAGTGGCTGCAGTTGGTATTAATATTCCTCGTATTTTTAATCTTGTTCTTATTGAACCTGGCAAGTCATTCGTTCGTGTCATTCAGTCTATCGGTCGTGGCATACGCAAAGCAGAAGATAAAGATTTTGTCCAAATATGGGACATAACAGCAGATTGTAATTTTGCAAAACGACATCTTACAAAACGCAAACAATTTTATAAAGATGCAAAATATCCGTTCACTCAAGAAAAGAGTGTTTACAAATGAAAATAGTAGTGTGTGGTTGTTCATTTAGCGCAGTTAGTAATCTTCCTGAATATAGTGGCACACACTGGAGTGAAATACTTGCTACAAAACTTGGTGCAGAACTTATAAGTTTTGCTCGCCAAGGTATTGGTAATAATGTGATACGGTTACAAATTGATGAAGCAATTAAGATCAAACCTGATTGGGTATTAATTGCTAGCACCACCGAAGATAGATTAGAGTTTCCGATTGAAAAATTTATAAAGATAATTGATGGTAGCCCTAACCATAGTGCAAAACCAGAAAATCGTAACGGTTATCGTTGGGAAGATGGACTAAAAAACTTTAATTACGGCGATGCGCATCCTTATCGTATGATTTCTGAAACCATGTTTAGCGTAATTGAAAATTATGAACATAATTATCGTATTGCTAAAGTTGATAGGCATACTCGCAAGGCTATGGAAAGTTACGCAGCCTTTCTTTATGATGCACACTGGAAACGTCAAGTAGACAATTGGGTGCTGTTCAGTGGTTTATGGAAACTTGATGCGTTAAAGATACCTTTTATTTTTAATGGTTGGAACTCATATATTCGTGGCAGAGGATGGAATCATGATTTCCCACGAGATTTTACGGACAAATATTTTGCACCACCACCTTTTGCACTAGGTGCATTTTGCGATAGTTATCCATTAACAGGTCCAGACCCTGGTTACCATACACATCCAGATGGACAAGTTGCTATTGCTGAATTATATTATAATTTTATTAAGGAAAAACAGTGAGAATACTAACAGTAGACAATACCGTATTTGAGATGAATAATTTACCAGAACAAGTTGATGACCTGCGATTCTGTGTGCTAGACAATAGTAACCCACCAGAAGCAGATTATTATTTTTTGCCGCTAGTATTTTTAGAAAGTTTTAATGATCCAGCACTTGTTCTTAAAATAGGACAACATCGTATTATGATGCCGTATAATTGGCGTATTCTTATTGGTGAAGCAGAAATTGGTGATCTAGAAGCACTACCACTTACAAAATTAAATGATCGTGGATTCCAAGCATTTACATTTAACCCGTTGAGTAGTTTTCGTGCTAACTTTTTACCAATAGAAATTGAAGATGTTTATCAAGATGTGCGTTGGTATTTTCCTAAACTAAAGAATGGACAGTTGCTTTGTATCCCAATTAGTGAAGGTCCAAAACCAGTTTGTGCATACTTTGTTAAGGAAATTAGTCGTGCAAGCGAGACTATTGACATCCAAAATATAGTATAGTATAATATTACCATGAGCATTTTAGGACCAATACCACCACCAAAACATTATTATACTGATGAGTATCTTGAATGGATGGCTATACTTAAAGCAACAGAAACCAATCCTACGCTTAAAGATGCTGCAAATCAGTTGCGCGTGTTGTATAACATGAGTGAAGAAGCACAACCTGATCCAATAGAACAGTTGTCTGACATTATGACTGTAACTATGATTGACCACATAAACCATGAAATATTGGAAACGATAACCTATGGCAAACGTTAAAACACAAGGTAGTGGTATCAGCACTCTTGATTACGATAGCGATGTAACCATTCGTAAATCTAGATGGTTAGCAATTCTTCGTGCTACCGAAACCAATCCTACGCTAAAAGACCTGGCTGATCAAATGTATATAATTTATGAGATGAGTCAAGAAAAGCAAAAAGAAGAAGAACGGGAATTTATAGGTGGTTAACAAACTTGACATTGGCTTTGAAATGGCACAGTTGGATACTAAGAACTGTGCTTTCTATGATGAACTCACCGATGAAGAACGTAAGAAGTTCTCTACATATCTTATGTTGCGTTGGGGCAGTGTAGTCAACGGTATTCCAGAATTGCAGCAATATTATCTACAAGCAATGAATGAACGTGTAAACAAGCGTTTCTTTGATATCAATAAGCATCCTAAATTACAATGGCTGCTATTGACTACTGTCTCCCCTAACATGGGCAAGCATCGCCATGAATGGATGGCATACAGTAGCAAGATTGCTAAGAACAAACGAGCACAGAAAATGTTAGAATTATATCCGCATATTAAAAACGATGAAGCGGAACTTCTTTCTTATAAAATGACAGATGAACAATATAAAAGTATGTTAGTTGAACTTGGATACAGCGATAAAGAAATCAAAGAGGCACTAAAATGACCATAAAAACTGCAACAACAAATGATTATAGAGTAGCATCAATACTTGTAAGTGAAACATATGGTGGTCAATCGTTATATTTGAACTTTACACCTGATATGATTGAATTAGTTACATGGTGGCAAGAATGGAAACCAGTATTCCAAAGTAAAGATGCAAGTGTAATTGATGCACTTATTCAAGCACGAACGTTACACGAGATTACAAAATAAAATGGACTTGCTTACTGTTGTTTATCGTGATGAATTAGAGTTGCTTAAAACACAAGCATACAGTATAGCTTACTATTTTCTTGATGAAATACAAAACATTTATGTTATCTTGAACGATGATACACTTACACATAGTGATATAGATACTTTATGGTGGGGTTATCATCATGATAAACTACGTATATTTCACCGTAATGAATTTGGTTACTATCCTAAAGAACATTTAACAGGTTGGTATACACAACAAGTATGTAAGATATTAGGCACGGCACATGCAGAAAGCAAGTGGTGCATGATACTTGATGCCAAAACATGGTTTGTTCGTCCATTTGAGATTGAAGAAGTATTTGATCAATATAATCGTGCGCATTTTGCTAGTTGGCCTTGCACTAGTCCACACTGGCAAAGTGGACTAGAGTTCTTAAAACAAAAATATAATATTACAAATTTTAACTGGATTAGTCCTGCTGGCGTTCCTTTTGTTGCGCACACGCATTCTATGCGTGACATGGTTGCAAGCGAACCAAATTATGTAGAATGGTTTGAAAGTAATTGTCAATTTCCAAGCAAGGTAACTCCAAATACACATGGTATTACTGAATTTTTATGTTATAGTGCTTGGATAAGCAAAAATACCTTGTTTGATGATTTGTATAGTGGCAAACAAAAAATTGGTGTGCATCATATTGCTGATTATGAAGTAGATACATTTCATAACTGGTTTTTTAATTTACAGAAAGATCATACGGCTCTTACTGCAAGTGTGCATCCTCGTGCATATAAACTTTTAGATGTTGACCAACGTAAAGCATGGGATGATTTTGTGAAAGAAAGAATAATATGAAAGCCATATGCATGGTTGCGCATCCAGATGATTGTGCAATTTTTGGTTATCAATTCATTATGGAACATCGTGATTGGGATTGGACAATTTGCTATCTTACCTATCAACGAACCGATCCTCGTGGCGCAGAAATCGCAGAATTTTGGAAACAACGTAATATTCCTACCATTTTTGCTGGTTTGCCTGATAAATGGGAAAGTGTAAAGAAAAACGAACTTGGATTTAATAGTGGTGATGCAGAACAGTGGATACGTGCTGTATGCGATGGTGTAGATATAATACTTACTCATAATGAGAAAGGTGAGTATGGACATCCTCATCATATATTCATCCACAAAGTAACGAGTTTTATTACTATACCTAAAATTTGGTTCGGAAGTTATCCTGATTATTATAATCAACTAATTAACACAGTTACACCGCCATATGATCCAAGTGAACTTCCACTTCACGAAGAGATAATTCGTGGATTTGATTTGACATCGTGGAAATATTATATTACCACTGCAGCACAAAAACTGTTATAATTATAATATGAATGAGTTGCAAAAAAATTCTACAGAACATGTGTGCAAATATTGTGGCGTAAGGTTCAGCCGTGAAAGCACATTAAATGTTCATCAGTGTCAGCCAAAACGCCGCCATTTACAAAAAAATGATAAAGGCGTAGTAATTGGTTTTAATGCTTGGCTAAGATTTTATGAACTTACACAAGGCAGTGCAAAGTTAAAAACATATGAAAATTTTTGTGAAAGCACACTATATGGTGCATTTGTTAAATTTGGAAAACACTGTGTTAATATAAGTGCAATTAATGTTGATCAATTTATAGATTGGGTTTTGAAAAAGAATTACAAGATTGATAATTGGTGCCGTGATACAATATATGCTGAGTATTTGTTTCATATTTTGCGACAAGAAAGTGCTACCGATGCGCTTGAGCGTAGTATATTAACTATGCAATCATGGAGTGAAGAGTTTCCACAATATCAGTTGCATGAATATTTTACGCAAGTAAGTGCAAATAGACTTATACAACATATTCAAAATGGTCGCATTAGTGCTTGGGCAATTTATTGCTGTGAAAGCGGAAATGAAAAACTATCCACCATGACTGAAACTCAACTAGGTCTTATAATGGGATTTATTGATCCACCATTCTGGGAAAAGCATTTGCGTGACTATCCTGCTGATGCAGAAATGACACGTCATATATTGGCGCAGGCAGGTTTTTAATGAAACAAAGGTTTGTAGTTGGTAATAGTCCTAAATTAAAAGATATTCGTGGAATGTCACAATATATTAACGGAATAGATTTAATTATTAACAAAAGCATACTTGTAATTAGTGATGTATCATATTTCATTACTAACGAATCAGAAATTAAAAAATGGTGTGATCAATCCTTGACAACTTGGGCACAAAAAGGTATGATATTAGGGTTCGTAAATGATGAAGAACGTAATCTATTCTTAATGAGATGGGCATAAATGGAAACAAAATTAAGAACTTTATTGCGTGGTATTGTATATCGTTTATTGGCAATTATTATAACTGCAATTATAACAGGTATAAATGATGCAATTCTTATTCATGTTTTTCTAACTGTACTATATTATATTCATGAACGCATTTGGTTGAAAATAAGATGGGGTATTAAGTAATGGATATTGACATAGACTTTGGAAACCGTGAGGATATCTTGAAACTAATCAAGCATATACCTGCGTCTATACGCCGTGACGGTGCTGTTGTCAAGCACAACACTGGAGTCTATGTCAATCCTATTCCATTCAATCCAATAACAGGATTGAGTAATATTGATTATAATGAAGCTGAAGAACTTGGTTATATGAAGTTAGACCTACTGAACGTTCATGTTTATAATTCAGTTCGCAGTAACGAGCATCTTGACGAACTCTGTAGCCGTGAGCCTCAGTGGGAATTATTAAAAGAAAGGGATTTTGTTGCCAAACTTATTCATCTATCAAATCATTTTGATGTCGTACAACAACATCTTCCTACTACAATGGATATGCTGGCTATGTTACTGGCAATCATTCGTCCATCAAAACGACATCTCATCGGAAAACGATGGCGTGAGATAGCAGATGAGATTTGGGTAAAACCAAGTGAAGGTTATTATTTTAAACGCAGTCATGCAACCAGTTATGCGTTATTGGTAATGATACACATGAATATTTTATGTGAAAACAAAATTTAACATAAGCATGTGCTTTTTTAACTATTATGATAAATAATAGTATGATAACTTATCCAAGAAAATGTCCAACTTGCGATTATGTAGCAAATAATCCTGCTATGTTTTCATACCATAAAAAAACTCACGAGCCAATTCCAGAAAATGCCACTTGTCATTTTTGCGGAGGAAAGGCAAATTTTCGCAATACAGGCGGAAAATATACATGCACAGAAAAATATCAAGATTGTGAAAAATACATAGAACAATTATCTGTTAGAACAAAACATAGTTGGATTGGAGCAGACAAAAGAAAAGAAAAAACAAAAGAAATATTTTTGAAAAAATGTGCAAACAATCCAGATGCGATTGAAAAAAGTAAGAATGTTAGAAGAAAAAAATCTGGTTTAATAACACCAGAAATTGCAAAAGAATATCGTCATTATGCAAGAAAAGTTAGAAAAGCAGCACAGATATGGGCAAAGGAACAAGGATATAATTTGGGTCAGCAAACATATCATGTTGATCATAAATTAAGTATTTTAGATGCGTGGAATGCTAATTTGCCAATAAATGTAGTAAATCATACAGCAAACTTACAGATTTTAGAAGCAAATAAAAATTCAAGTAAAGGTTCTAAAAGTATAATAAGTGTTGAGGAATTATTATTATTGATTAACTGAGACGCTTCACTAACTGAACAACACGGCGTTTTGTTCTGCGCTCCGCAAGTTTAGAAATACTAACTACATGCCCACACTGTTCTCTAATATCTTTTGTGGTTAATGTTACCGTGCTGTAACGATACTTGTCCCAACTATTTTTTAAAAAAATATTAATTGGTATAAGGCGATTGCTTTCCCACCACCATATATCTGCTGCCTCTAAAAAACCACGCTTGTCTTCTTCTGTGCGTAGTTTATTAAAAGCATACATGGAAATAATGTCACCATCAAAGTTTTGTATGATGCCAATATAATCAGCGGTTGGGTATTTTATATAAGAAAGAAACGGATATTGCTCTAGCATTTGCTCTAAGGAAAAACTCATAATAAATATTCAAAAAGGTCCATTAAGTTGCAACAAATTTACGGTTATTTATATCCACAAATAATAAATGTTGTTAAGAACAGTGACCTTATGCTTGACAGGGAGAATCAGTTGTTTTACGCAAAGCCACTTCAAATTTATAAAGGTGTAGATAACCGATTCAAGTTCGTTATCAAAGACAGCGACCAAAAACCAGTGAGCCTTTTACAAAGCACAGTTTTATTTAATTTAATTGATCCGACTACAAAAGAATTAGTGTTTAGTCGTAAATTAGATTTAATTTATACTCGTGATAGTATAGCAACTTGTCTTATAGAGGGCAGTTTATTAGACAATATTAATAACGGTCTTTATAATTATAGCATCGTAATTACAAATGGCGAAGGCGATCAAGAAATTGTTTTTAGCGATGACAATTATAATGCACAAGGTCAAGCAAGAATATTAGATGCCGTATATCCACAATTTACGCCAAGTTATAACCAAAATAGTTTTGTATATAGTAACAATAGTGATACAAACTATATGAATGTTTGTTATACAAATAGTTTTTTAACTGCTAATTATGTTCGCGGTAGCGCAGTTTATCAAACTGTACAATATCAAGGTAATGCTTTTACAGGAAATGTAGAATTACAAGCAAGTTTAGATGTAAAGAGCACGGTTGATAGCAATAGTTATACAACAGTTAATACGGTAACGCTTAATAATTTTACTGGAACTAATTACTTTAATTTTCAAGGCAAATATCGTGCTATACGACTTAAATTAACACAAACAAGTGGTGCGCTTAATTATATCTATTATCGTCCTTGACAGATTGTTATAAATCTGTTATATTAGTTTAATGGAAATTACTGACCAAATATTGAACAATTTGCCATATAAGCGCAAAACTACTCCTAGTGGATGGATTAGTTTTAATGCACCATGTTGTGTTCATTTAGGACATGGGGCTGATACTCGTGGTCGTGGTGGCGTTCATCCAACAACAGAAGGCGGTGTAAATTATCACTGCTTTAATTGTCATTATACATGCAGTTGGCAACCAGGTCGTCGTTTGAATTATAAAATGCGCCGTTGGATGAACTGGCTTGGTATGAGCGAAGAAGTCATAGGTCGTCTTGCACTTTTTGCTATAAGTCAAGAAACTACACAACCAGTTATAGTTGAGTCACGAGAACTGCCTACGTATGAACCACGTGACACTTGTCCTGGTCGTCCTATTACAAGTTGGCTAAATGATGGATATATTAATGAAGAAGATTACAACAGTTTGGAAGCCGCTATTAACTATCTTGATACTCGTGGCTTTGGTGATAAGTTACATGAGTTTTATTGGACAGATGATGCGCCACTGCGTAACCGTGTGCTAGTTCCATTTACTTGGAAAAATAAATCTATGGGATACAGTGGTAGATTATTTGAAGATGGTAAGAAAAAGATAAAATACTTCTCTAACTATCCAAGTAATATGATATGGGGATATGACCGCCAACGTGCAGATGCAAAGTTTTGTATTGTTGTTGAGGGGTTACTAGATGCAGTTGCAATTAATGCTCTTGCAATCTGTAGTAATGAAATAAATGATGAACAAGCGCAGGTTATTGAAACACTTGACCGTGATATTATTGTTGTGCCTGATCGTGATAAAGCAGGCATGGCTATGGTTAATGCTGCGCTAAAATACGGTTGGAGTGTAGCATTTCCAGAATGGGGCGCAGGCATAAAAGACACCGCAGATTCTGTCGCTAAGTATGGTCAGTTGTTTACCATGCGTAGTATATTAGACGGCGTTCAAAGCAATACGCTTAAAATACAGTTAATGTCAAAAAAATGGTTTTGACTTTGTGATAAGATTTGAGGTATAATTACTAGATGTCAAAGAATTACGATGCACAAGTTCAAAAACTTTTTATTGAAATGATGCTTGCTGATCCACAAAGTTATGTGCGTGTGCAAAACATATTCAACCCTAATAACTTTGACCGCAGTTTACAGAATGCTGCAAAGTTTATTAAAGAACACTGTGAAAAACATACTATCATGCCGCTGTATGAACAAATTAATGCGGCAACTAATAATAGTTTTCAATCTATACCAGGCATTACAGATGACCATACTAGTTGGTTTTTAGAAGAGTTTGAAGGGTTTACCAAGCAAAAAGAACTTGAACGTGCTATTCTTAAAGCTGCTGATATGTTGGAGAAAGGTGATTTTGATCCTGTTGAAAAGATTATCAAAGATGCGGTGCAAATTAGTTTAACAAAAGATTTAGGCACAGATTATTTTGAAGACCCTATATCACGTCTTACACGTATCAAAGATAATAATGGGCAAACAAGCACAGGTTGGAAAACACTTGATCAGAAACTATATGGCGGATTTAATCGTGGTGAATTGAATATCTTTGCTGGTGGTAGTGGTAGTGGTAAATCATTATTCATGCAAAATATAGCATGTAATTGGATACTTGCTGGTCTTAATGGTGTTTATATTACGCTAGAACTTAGTGAAGACTTAACGGCTATGCGTATTGATGGTATGCTTACAAATACACCATCACGTGATATTTTCAAAAACATGGAAGATATTGAAGTCAAAGTTAAAATGCTTGGTAAGAAAAGTGGTAAGTTGCAAATTAAGTATATGCCAGCACAAAGCAATATTAACGATGTGCGTTCATATATCAAAGAACTACAAATACGCAGCGGTCGTCGCGTTGATTTTGTAATGATTGACTATCTTGATTTGCTCATGCCAGTAAGCACACGTGTAAGTCCTAGTGATTTGTTTGTTAAAGACAAATATGTAAGTGAAGAAATCCGTAACTTTGCAAAAGAAATGGATATTCTACTCGTTACAGCATCACAGTTAAACCGTGCATCTGTTGAAGAAGTAGAGTTTGATCATAGCCATATTAGTGGTGGTATTAGTAAAATTAACACCGCAGATAATTTGTTTGGTATCTTTACAAGTCGTAGTATGCGCGAACACGGCAAATATCAATTACAGCTAATGAAGACTCGTTCGAGTAGTGGCGTTGGTCAAAAGATTGAACTTGAGTTTGATATTGATAGTTTGCGTATTCGTGATTTGGCA